ATGTCTTTTACGCGACCCGCGAAAGCTTGAACAGCGCTAGCTGGCGCAGATATTACCCCTGTGCCATACTCGTCAGCTTTTGGCCCAGCTCTCACACCTGACTGAGCAGTGAAGGTTGCTGTAGCCAGATTAGAGGCGACGGTAAGATCCACGTCAGTCAGGTACGCAAAGAATGAAACAGTTACGTCAGAAGGAGGTGCAACATTAGCCATGCGCAATACGTTAAGAGGATTTACGTAAATAACGCCGACCTTGGCTGCGTTGGCTTCAGCTAAATCTATCCAAGCATAGTAGGAAGTATACGGCGCACTAAGTGCCATAGTTACGTTGGTGCCAGGATCTATCATCACATGGGGGAGTTGTGAATGCTGTACGGGTAAGTCATCGGCTAGGAGTTCCGCGGTTTCTACATTCGGACAATAAGAAATAAGCAGTCGTCCATAGTGGAACGGCGTACCATTTACGAGGATATCTACATTCATGGTGGCCCGTAGCCTACCATATGACTCAAGTTTTGCCTGAACACTAGCATCATTCAGGAATAAAGCCCAAGGATCAATGTGGAAGGCGGTTGTGGAATTAGTCCAAGTAAGCGTGTGAATTAGCACAGGCCTAGAAAGAAATGATCCCAGTGGGGCAGTTTTAACGATATTAACCAAATCGTTAGTGTTGGTTCCGGCAGCTTCTACTAAAACAGTAGGGGTGTCATTGGAAAATCCGATGTTTTGTTGATCCACATCGGTAGCGGATATAGCGTGTAATTCTGCAAGGTAATGAATTCTAGGAAAGGTGAACAACCTTTTATTAACCATTCCCGAACACCCAATTTTAAGTGAGTGCGGCCTTCGCATTGTGTGGGAGGGTATTGAACCACACAAGCGTGTAACTCCGCAATAGTTTACTGACATCTCGGTCGAATACTATTTATAATGTCGCTTCTCTAATAAGCTCATGGTAGTCCATCGCTTCCGGTAAAGGTGGTTTCTCAGGGAAATCTGTAGCCACAATGTTTCTCAGTTGAGGATCAAGCTTTTTCCACAACTCAGGTATGAGATACATCTCCCGATGAGCATCAGTGAGCAAAAGATAACTCTGTTCTCTGGGACTGTGCAGCGACTCTGATTTAACCATAGAACTCAGCATATTAAGCGGTGTCTCTGGATCTATCGGAGCTAAAACCCTGTCTAGGGTGTGGTCCACTTTAAAAGAGCGTTTGACGAAACTCACTGCCTCAATGTTGCTAGGAGGATAGAGCTCGTCTTTGTCTTTGTCAGCGGTAGTGTAGACCATGCCATGTGAGTTTACCCAACCTCGCAAGTCTTTAAACCGAAAGTCTGGGTGGTTGGTAGCAACAACGTGGTCATCACCGTAGAAGATGGCTACACACCAATCAAAGAAGAAGCACCTCGTAATAGCGTGGAAAGCCATAATGATAACAAGGAGATTTGCTAAACTGTTCCAGCGTGCTGTGCCACTCATACCTGAAGGAAGGGTCCCGTACAGTTCAATAACATCTCCATTGACAATGTAAGCAGGTAATGATAGGGCATCCACAAGTTTCCACATTATTCCTAAATAAGGAATCCAGTTTGTCATGTTGAACTTGAGGATCAGAGCTTCGATGATGAACATAGGACCTAGGAAAATCTCGTAAGAAGTACGTAGGTCCCAATTGCCATAATCCCCGAAGATATAGGCAATGAAACCTTTGAGATGATCGTAGACGGCTGTCCAATCGTACCCGTGTACATTCATGCCAACCATGGTTCCTGTGAGTCGCCAATGCTCGCATAAGAAGATAAGCCAAGGTAACAGGTACGATCTAACTAGTAA